GCATTATGGAAGTGATTAGTGTTGAGCGGCTCTTTCGTGATCCTTAGCCCACGCATCATCGGCATCAGGCCAACCTGTACCTTTGAAATGTGTTCGGATACTAGAGATTATCCGCTTTGCGGTATGTCCACACTCAGGGCAAGTAGCAAACTCATCAGATGCGTCTACCCACTGTTCCTCAATGTGATTACATTCTGTGCATTTGAAATCAAATCTTTTAATCATTAAGATTGATCTCATATGCGCGTTTCATTGCGTTTTCAAACCTTAACACTCTAAAGAACGCATCACGTTCTCCTTTAACAAATGCTAAGTGTCTTTCATCCTTGATGTCTTCTATACGATATTTATCAAGAATGTCTTGTATTTCTTCTTGGAATTGTTTCCAACCCGGATGTATAAACAAATCAAAATAAGTTTCGTAATACTTCTGATCTTCAGGACTCAATAGAGTTTCTCCCTAATTATAATGCAATTATTATACCACAATTTTATTGTTTTGTCAAGTCTTTTGCTTGACTTTTTGTATTTCTTGTGGTAGGAGGCTTCGTACTTGCCTCTTCTAATCTAGTAATTCGCTCATCTAATCTTTGCAATATGGCATTCATCTGTTGGAGAATGTTGTCCACGTCTTGCTTAGTTACCATTACTTTGCCTCATTTGTTGCTCTACAATATCTTCTTTACTTGCAATCTCGCGCTCTTTAAGTACAAGCTCTGCAAGTTTAGCGCGACGCTCAAACTCTTTGTCAACCTCATCAGGCCCACCTTTAGCTTGAACAGCCAATCGTCTAGTCTCTGCATCCAATGGAAGCAACTGACTTTCAATTTCATTCTGCTTAACTCGTGATTGAATCTCTGCAGTTTGCGCTTGAATATTTTTAATACTTTCTTGTTTTTGAGCCATATCTATTTGCAATGCCATTTGTGTTTGTTCTTGGCGTTGTTGCATTTGCGATTGATTCGCATTTCGCAGCCCTTCAATAATCTGCTCACGATTAGATAAGTTCATATTATCTACAATTGATTCAATTAACATTGGATACATTGGAGACTCAGGACTCATTGTTTGCAATAACTGTACCAATTGTGTGACTTCATACTCACGTGCAATAATTCCAAGCGAACTACTTGCAACAAACTTAAAGTCTTTAACCGGATACAACTCTGGATTAAACTGCATGTATCGATGTGCGGCTTTGCGTACAAATGGAATCAAAAATGAATCTTGAAAGTTAATCAACGTGCGTTTATGCCGTTTGATAATAGCTCCCAGTGACATGCTGATACCTGCGGCTGTGGCTTCCCCATTAATACTTCCCGGAATACCTGCCGCATCAATAGCTCCAGTTGCCATCTGAACCATTTGTTGGAGACTGGCTGATTGATTAAATGAGTTAGCGTCAAGATTTCCAAATCTGAACGGTTGTAAGATCTCTGCGGGATTACCATTCGTAAGGATGGCCTTGCCGGGTCTAACTTCCAATTTACTTCCGCGAGGTAAGCGTGAAGCATCAACAGCAAGCATAGGATGTACAGTAAGCGCAAGTGCGTCAATTCGTGCTCTCAGTTCAGTATCAAGGGCTTTCTGTGCGTTATATCCTTTCTCGCATACTCCACGACCCCAGAAACGTCCCGGTACTATATCCCATGGGAAAGCCACTACTGGACGATCTTGCATCATGTAAGGGTTAGCCTCAGCTTTTAATAAAGTTCCACCATTTGCAATTACAATCATTGCTTCAATATATGATGGGCCATCTTCAGTAATATCATCATCTGACATTTCATAGACTGTGCTTTCAAACAACTCACGTGGCACAAGTCCATAATATTTTGTAAGACGAACTTTATCATCAAAGTGAACTGTTAAGTCTTGATCAGGTTCTAAATCACTATCCGCAGGTGCTGTACCAATTTGAACATTGTTGTATACACCTTGTTCTTGTAGTAGGACTACTTGATGGTAAGGTACAAACTCATCAATAGCGACACCTAATGCTTCATCAATATTTGTCGCAACAGGATCAATCAAAAAGTTTTGTGGTAAGACAGGGCGCAACTTAACAAGTGTCCTTGGTGCTTCCATAACTCCAACTGCTTGCATTTCTCCATCAAGGATTGGTTGCGTTGCAGGACGTAACTCATTAACTTCTTCAAGAACTAATTCACCAATCCCTGTACCAAATACAGCAGAGTTAATTAAACACTCAGCAATTGCTTTACGAGCATTAGCAAACTGCATATCTTCAGTTAACTGAGTTCGTAAGAACTGCATGTCTTGTTGTTGTTCATCAGCAAAGTCATCTTTGATGTCGAACCATTTACCACGACCAAAGGTAGCTTCTTCTACTTCTGCTACGCTAGACTCAACAGCCTGTTGCAATGCGGGAGAAATAATTCTTGATCTTTCAGATGCACGCATTGTATCTTCAGCAGACCAAATGCCACGCCATAAGCGATAATACTCATCAAACTTTTCTTGATAGTTTGCTTCGTAATGGTCACGCCATGAATCGCACTTATCAATAACCCACGCCTCCAGACTTGTTGGGTCAATTGATCCTTTGTTTTCATATTCCATATTAGTATCCTGCTACGGGGTCTAAGATTTCAAAGTCTTCTTCTTCATAATCGTAGTGGTATGCAACCTTAGCAAGTTGATCGATGTAAGCTAAAGCATCCACTAAGTCATCATGAACCAATTGATTTGGAAACTGGAACAACTCATCTAAAAATGCAGAGTTCCATTCTCCTTCGTTTAACGTGATCTGTCCGTGTTCAAAGCGTCCCTGTAAGCCCCACACGATACGATCAGTTTTCTTTTTGTTCCCATGCGTCAATTCCTCCACACGAAAGAATCGTTGTCCAGACTTCATAATGTCTGTAAGGTAAGGGAGCACCGCATTCTTTAATGCTCCTTTTTCGATACCAACCGCTACTGGTTGATAGTGTGCGACAGCATCGAATATTTTTTTGGCGGTTTTTTTGATATCCCATCTTCCATGTACAATATCCGCTACCCACCATCCGTCTTCATTAACCTTTACAATCGCAATAGCCGTTTGGTCAAGCTTTTTGTTTTTACTTTTCGTCGCGGATTCCACATCTGCAAAGCCCGCCAAGTCAACCGCAATATAGTAATCACCATGCTCAGGTTCATCATCATCAAACTGTATCCAATCCTCTTTAAAGATTTCAGACCCCATTGCTTCAAAGCTTGCAAGAAACTCCTGTCTAAACGCATAGTTTGACATGGACTTCTTAGCTGTGTCAATCTCTTCTGGATCAAGAAGCGGGTTATCATAAGATGTGAAGTGCCAAGCCTTATAGCTCTCATCATCGCCCAACGTGGCGTAATGGTAGAGTTCATAAAAGTGATTCCTTCCCATAGGCGTACCAATAAACATGGCATCGCCCTTCTGGTCAGCAAGTGCAGGTCTCAGGATTTGTTCCCACACACTGGGCTTCATATCCGCATATTCGTCCATAACAAGGAATTTAAGGGAAACTCCTCGCATTGTCTCTGGTCTATCAGCACCCTTTAACGATATCGTACACCCGTTAATGAGAGTGATTTGCAAGTTGTTTATATGTGATGACTTGATAACAGGATGAGCTAACTCAAGTAAAGTAGTCCACATAATGTCACGAGCCTGTCCTTGAGTAGGGGCAACATAAAACACATGACCACGATCAGTTTGTAATCCGTAGATAATCAATTGCCATGCGGCTAGTCTTGACTTACCAGTACGACGACCTGCGGCTACAATCTTGAAACGTGCTTTATCGTTGAAGACATCTTGTTGCCACGGGAGCAACTCAACATTAAGCTCCAATTACTTACCGCCCGGACGTTTTAGTTTCGGTTTAGTCAGCATTTTTTCTTGAATTTGTTTTACTGAACCTTCTGAACTACCACCGCCAATAGCTTTTAATTTAGCTTGAAACTTCGGGTCTTTTAGACTTTCTGCCGCCATGCGTTGTATTTTTGTCATTTTTTTAGGGTCTTTACCTTTTGATGTACTATACACATCACGTACAGTTACACGAGGATTTTGAGAACCTAATGAGGTTGAAGAAACATTATTGAGTACACGGTTGCGCGCAGTTTCTTTATGTTTTTCATTAAAGATTTGTTTAGCTTGTGCGGCAGATTTAGCTTCAATTTGCTTTGTTGCTTTAACACCTGCACCTGATCCTGTAGGATCGCTCACTCTATACTCAACTGTAAACTTAGCCATCAGTTTTTGCTTCCTTCATGATGTCAACAAGCTCTGCACTACGACGACCTACTTGACGATACCACTTTGAATCAATCATTTCGTTGGCGGCCATCAAGTAGTTCCCTTCATTCACATAACTAATCATGTTCTTAAACTTACCTAAGCGATTACGCCCAAGGTTAAACGCCATGTTTACTAACACACGTTGTACATCATCAGGATGTGAGCTAAAGTTTAACACAAGCGCACACGCATCACTGTACGCAACATCACAATCATCATGGAATACTTGGAGGATGCGCTCATCAGTTACAGGAGTTCCAACAGGCCATGTGTATTCCATGTCGTCTTCTGTAACAAGGTGACCAATTCCAAAAGTGGGTAGGTTTTCACTGTCAAGATAAATCTCAGCAACGTAACCTTCGTGGCGAACGAGATCTTCTTTTACAATCTCAATCAGTTCATTCTTCGTTATCGACATCGATTACCTCTGCATCAATAATATCATCTTGACCTGTGATTACAGTATCGCCACCCACGCCTGTAATCGTAATACTTACACTAGATTTACCTGTAGTGTTTTTATCTCTCTCAAAATAACTAACAGGCAACATACGATCCATTAGTAACTTCCACGCCGCCGCTTGATTTTTATGTTCATCGTCTAGTGCCGCGTTCATAATACTATCCAATACCTTTTGAGATCTTGGACTGGCTAACAAACGCGCCTTGAATTCATTGATTGCCGCCGCATCACCGGGAGGTCTACCACGTTTGCCACGTTTGCCCGCCTTCTTAGACTCAACAATCGACTTACGAGGTCTTCCTACTCGTTTTTTTGTTGGAGTATTCTCTGTCATATACAGTACTCTGTAGTTATCGCAACAATCATTGCAAGAGATTGTAAGAGATAATAATTACTACTTGCGTTTTTCTCTTGCGTTATCTCTTTAGTGCTAATATTGTAGCATACTTTTAAGGATTTGTCAAGTTATATTTTGACACTACAATATAGTTTCCCTTCTTCGGCGGGTTTCAGGCAGTATTCCTCCGCAGTGCGTAATTGATTTTCTCTATTATAATCAGTATCTTAATCAGTTCTTACGCAAATGCAAATCATTCTTATTTAAATCCTAAATTCACCTTTTTTTGTATCTGAGTAGGTACACTATATCGACGCAATGTTGTGCGCCCTCCCCCGGCCTGTGGATAACTTTGGGGATAACTATTTAATTTCTGTGGATAACTCAACAATCCTGTGGATAAATATGCTCTGCCTGTGGAAAACTAGCGAGAGAATGTGTATAAGTAGTACCTACCCCGTGGATAAGTCTGTTAATACCCCACCTATGTAACCAATAGTTCTAATAACCCAGATCCTTATGACAAATTAATCTAACGATTAACCTGGTTAACCTTGACGCACGACTGGTTTCTGTTAGCATGTACATATGGTCAATAAAGATCATAAATAAAGTAAATAGTAAATATATAGACTGGAGGGTCTAATGACTACTAAAAACGAAGCGATTCAATTCGATGGGAAAGGTGTGTCTTACGCGAAGTTCTTAAATACTGATGTGAGCTTGATTGTTGAGTCCACGGATGGTAAGCAAGTGTCGAACATGGTCGAGATGGTTAACCAAGTTAACCTAGACAAGGATATCATCAAGGGCTATTGCTCTGAGTTTGAATCAATGTTGCTTGCGGCGGGTAAGGATAAGCAGACAATCAAGGCTTTAAAGTCTGCCAGAAAATGCGTATTGGATTTCGCACTAGGCATTCGCAAGAAGCAACAGGCCCAGCCGGAACTATGGGAAAATGGCGAAGGTAAGACCATGATTGTCAAAGAGTTCAAAGGAGCCGGTAATATCAACGCTCTAGCGGGACTATGCCGCGAAGCCGAAGGCGACGAAGAAGCACCGAAGCCTTGGGACCTTGGCGAAAAACTCAACGCATTGCTTGAGAAAGCATACGAAGAGGGCTACAACCAAGTCGATATCCAGAAAGCGTTCAAGGAGTTGACAGCCGAACCGAAAGCGGCGTAATCGAGAGAGGGGCGAAAGCCCCTTTTTCTTTGTCTAAAATAAAATTTTTTTACACCGGATCTCAGCACCAAGCTGTGTTATACTGTGTTTACACAGTCGAGCGGCAGTGTTCGTTCTGTGTTGAAGTTAACCAAGTTAACCTACTGGAGGGTTACATGAACAATCAAGTTACAGTGGAGACTTTACTCAAGGTGTTCATCAGTGAGGTGGTCGAATGTATCAAGAAGCCATCACAAGTTGACGAATATGCATATTACAACAGCGAGCCTAAAAACTTTGAGTTGCGCGTGCGTACTCAGGTTGGTGGTTCTTACTGGTCATTGCGTGGTATCTCATCACAAGTGTTCAAGCATAGCGAAGCTGTGGAGTTTGAGAAGCGTTCGCAAGAGTTCTTCCATAGTCACTGTCGTAACATCATGGACGCATACGAGGGCTTGAATACACCGGAGTATCAGGACTGATGGAGTTCGTAGTACTTTGGATTGGCCTGTTGTGCTTTATCGGGGCGTGCGCTTGCACGTCTCATGTTATTGCTGAATTTATGAGGAAGTATTTCAAATGAGTTTCGAAGTTGTAAACCCAGTGATCAATGCGTACATGCAGAAAGATCACAAGCATATGATGGACGGTATCATGTTTGTTGTGTTATCGGTGAAGGCACCATTCAGTACGATGGACATGCAGATGCGTGATTACCGTGAGAAAGGACGTGACTCCAAATATATTTGGGGTTGGAAGAAAGATACATACGACTATCTGCAGAAGAACAGCGAGGAGTTGTACTATCAGTTGATGTATCTATCAAAGAAGCGGTGGTCTTCTGGTACTGGTGCTCACATGAGTGATCGTACTATTCGTGATCGAAAGATGATGCTTGTGCTTACAAATGTTCCGGGCCTTGGTCTAGCCAAAGCAGGTTTTGTGATGCAGATGATGTTCGGTCGTGTCGGTTGTATTGATGTGCATAACTTGCGACGCTTGCGTACTGTCAGTATCAAGGATCTTCAGTTCACGAAGATGCTGTCAGATGAGACCAAGATGAAGAAGATCGAGAACTATGTGGACATTTGCAAACACAACAATTCCACCAAGCGGTTGTGGGATCAGTGGTGCGAGCAACTGACGCAGAAGAAATGTAACAAGAGTAAGTTTAGTACAGGTTGGGATGTGTCTGTGTTCCACCTGTCTGCTCTGACTGGACGAACGATTTAACCTCCAGTGTCCTGAGCATGACCTTAAACTGCTCAAGTTAACCAAGTTAACCTTAAGGAGATTACAATGATGATATTCAATTACAGCAGTAAGAAAGAGATGCGTGAGCATATTGGTCAGCGTCTCAACTACACTGAGACATCGTGGTTTGGGCCGGAGTATAAGGCCAATGGAGTATTGACAGGATCTAACAGACCACAACTTACGGATAACAAGGGGCGTGAGTTCTTTGCACAGGTCACAATGAGTGACGGCTTAATAGCAGGAGTGAAGTAATGAAAGGTGTATTAGTAGATCCTTATCTCAAGACTATTGAGAACGTAGAAGTGAATGACTACACAGATATCAGCAAGCATTTGCAGTGTGATATCTTCTGCAGTGGTGGTTATGATGAGGGCGGTGATGCCATATATGTGAATGACGAGGGACTGTATGAGGAGACAGAGTTCTGGTATGCACCAGAGATATATCCTTACCCGTATGCGGGGCGTGTGTTGTTCCTTGGTATCAATCGTGCCAATGGAGAATCTCAGGATGCATTCTTGGATGCAGAAGATGTGATGGACATTGATCACAAGTTCATGTCTCGTGATGAGGTATCAGTGATGGGAGACTTGGGATGATATGGACTGATGGTTGTGAGTACAGATGTGCTCACTGGTGGTATGACTCAGAGGATAACGACTACCAACTGACTACGACGTGGAAGTTTGAGAAGAACTATCCTGATATGCCTGACTACTGGCACTTGCAAGATGTTGAATTTGATGCAGGTTCTGCTCGTGCCTTGGCGAACAACCATGCTGATGAGATACTGTCAGGGTGTCGCAACGGTGGGTCTGTATGGTGTGACATTGAGTCGCAAGGTCCAGACTTAAATCAATTAGAAGAGGTAAGTTATTATGAGTAGATACTATGGAACAGGAGTTAGACTAATGGGTATGCGTCGAGGTGAAGAACAAGTCAATGCGAAGTTGACAGCAGATCAGGTGCGTCAGATTCGTGAGCTTGATCGAGAGCGTGTTGTGCTCAAGGAGAAACTTGCTAACTTGTCACAGCGTGCAATCGCGGATCGCTTTGGTGTCTCCAAGCAGAGAGTGTGGGAGATTGTTAACTTTCGCAATGGTGCATGGAGTCACGTTTGAGATTCTTAATTGGTTGTGTTATACTGGTAGTAATTTTATACCTGATCAGGAGTGCTACCCATGAGATGCCTATCATGTGACGCTGAGTTGACTGACTTTGAGGCCACTCGTAAAAGCGCAGAGTCTAATGAATTCATAGACTTATGTAACTATTGTTACTCATTTGTGAAGAGTGAAATCAATGCAGTCGAGCGTCAGGATCTGATGCATGATTGTGATGAAAATAATTTTTTTGTACCTGATTCTTCAGATGATTTGTGATATACTATTCTCTCTTGAGATACGTAAGAGATAATTATTATCTTAGTTATCTCTTACAACAACTTAGGACTGTTGAGATGAATGATTTAAATATTCCTATTGAGGAATTTACTATTGCGATGGAGGAGCACAACAATCACATTGTGATGACTGAGTGTTGTGATTTGATTTACAGACATGGACTCTTGCGTGTGCTAACATCTCTTTCGGATTATTGTTGTGATCCAAAAGAAGCGTATGCTCTTGCAGTGCTCGCAAACATTTACAAGGAGAGTGAACATGCCTTTTGTAAAGACGCACCAACCATGCAATGACTGTGGATCAAGTGATGGTCTGTCAATCAACGATGACGGATGGACTCATTGCTTTGTCTGTGAGGCACGTACAGCCCCGCAGTCCGACGATTACATACCAACCTATGAGGAGGTACAGGTGGAAGCCAAACAACTAGATACTGTCCACGAGATTTATCTAACGATTATCGAACGTGGTATCAGCAGTGACACAGCCAAGGCATACAAGTGTGCGAAAGATGGACAGATGTACCACTTCAATTACACTGACAGCCAAGGCAACATCATTGCTTACAAGACACGCACCGCTGACAAGAACTTTCGCATCAACGGTGACTGGAAGAATGCTGTACTATACGGACAGAACCTGTTCAGCAAGGGTGGTAAGTTTGTCACCATTGTGGAAGGTGAGTTCGATGCGATGGCTACATACCAAATGCTTGGATCAAAGTATCCTGTCGTATCAGTACGCAACGGAGCCGCATCCGCGTCCAAGGATATTCGCAAGCAGTATGAGTGGCTCGACTCGTTCGACAACGTGGTGATCTGCTTTGACTCAGACGAGGCAGGTCAACGTGCCGCTTCACAGGTGGCAGAGATCTTTGGTAGCAAAGCTAAGATCTTCAAGCACCTCGATGGTATGAAGGATGCCTGTGACTATCTTCAGCATAAGAAGATGAAGGAGTTCACTGATAAGTGGTGGGCATCTGAACAGCATGTACCTGATGGCATCATTGCAGGTAACAGTCTGTATGAGGAGGTGATGAAACCTGTTACACCTGCTGACGTTGACTATCCATTTGCAGGGTTAACCAAGTTAACCTATGGTGTACGCAAGGGTGAGCTAGTCACCATCACTGCAGGTTCAGGACTTGGTAAGTCTCAGTTCGTGCGTGAGATTGTGTGGCACATACTGAACAAGACAACAGACAACATCGGCTTGATGTTCTTGGAAGAATCAGTACGCAAGACTGCGCTGTCTATCATGTCACTCGCCGCTAACAAACCACTGCATCTACCTGACGCAGATGCGACTGACGAGGAGAAGACGGATGCCTACAAGCAGACTCTTGGTACTGATCGTATGTACCTCTTTGACCACTTTGGGAGTACATCAGTCGATAACATTATTAATCGAGTCCGGTATCTTGCCAAGGGACTGGGGTGTACTTATATTTTTCTCGATCATATTAGTATCGTGGTATCTGCTCAAGCCAGTGGAGACGAACGAAAAGCAATAGATGAGATCATGACCAAGCTCCGTATGCTTGTACAAGAGACTGGTGTATCTCTGATTGTGGTGTCACACCTCAAACGTCCTGAGTCCAAGGGACATGAAGAGGGTGCGGCTACCTCATTGGCACAGCTACGTGGCTCTGGTTCTATTGCTCAGTTATCTGACATGGTGATTGGATTGGAGCGTAACGGTCAGGCTGATGACGAACAGGAACGTAACACCACACGAGTGCGAGTGCTTAAGAATCGTTTCTGTGGTATCACTGGCCCTGCATGTAGCTTGCTTTATTCTCGTGAGACTGGTAGAATGAGTGAGATAAATGAAGAGGAGTTGTAATGAAGGTATTGGTACTCGACATTGAGACCAA